AGTCCGAGTAAATAAAACATTGGAGAATTCAGATTGTCTGAACTGTAAATCCGGTAATTTACTGTTGGCTTTACATCGGGATATTGGCCTTCGATTACCCGTTCAAACTCATCCGGCATTACATCACCTAAACCAGATATAGAGACTGTTAATGTCTGGTCCAGATCACCCAGCATTCCGGATCTTTGAATAGATGCTGGCAAAAATTCATAATAGACCTGACCGGATCCCTCCTTATGTTGAACATAAACACCTCGGTCATCATTACGGACTATTCGGTATGTATTCATAAAAGAAGGATGAGAAAGCTCAATACACTCCAATTGATAGACATCAACTTTCCGATTGAAAAAGAATTTGGCATATTCGTTATCCATTAGACCTCCCAATCCTTAATCAAAGCGATATCGGCAGTAAGGTTAGGCTGGTTTTGAACAACTTCGAGCTGTGCATTTACCCGGTAAAGGTTGCCATTCACTTCATTGGTCTTGAACGAGTTCGGAATGAAGTTACACAGGTATTGCTGACGAGCTCCCTGATCAATCACCAGATCCGCATAAAATGAGGCTGGCTTGTTCTGGTATACCCGCCAGAACGCCATCATTTTATTGAAATCGGTTTTACTTAAATTCCAGTTCACATCAACAATGTGGCTATTACGTTTTACATCGATGTAATAGCGACCACGACCGCCGTCCATCTGCTGACGTTTCACATCATCACCCGGTGTTACGCCATAGCCGCTGGTCTGAGGATTTAGCTTTAACTTGTACATAACTTTCCTTCAGGTAATAAAAAAACCCGCTTTCGCGGGTTCTTTTATTAAAGTTAACTTGATTAATTTTTAGAAATTAATAGATATTACTTTTGAATATAAATACAAAAACATCACTTAAAATTAAATTTATTTATTAACAACCTAGCGCTTCTAATTGCTCTAAAACAATTATTGCTGCACTATCTGCTGTATCAAAATCAACTAGCTCATAATCAAAAACACAACATGCTCCAACCATTTGTTCTGGACGTAACCGCGGAACTTTACCTACATTTTCACGCTGTATCCGCATAAACTCTGGACTCAATTTTCCAATTAATTTATCAAGAATACTAGTTTGCCATTCAATGTCCTGCTCTGTTGTTTTCCAGGTATCTAAATCTAGGATTGGAAAACCGGATTGTTCAAATATACAATTAACAAAAACTGAACATGTAAGGCTATCACCTACCGTATTAGGGGTACTTAGAAAATCACCTCCTGAGATCCTAGATCCACCAAAATTTACGATTCCATAAGGAGCAGGAAAATAGAAAACTTCATTATTATTCAAATCTTTATTATGAGAAATTTGTTCAAGTTCATTAATTATATGTACAAGAGTTCTTTCTGGAATTTTTTCTAAATCAAACCAGTACATAGCATAACCGTCAGAGTCATTACGTCTTTGAAAAAAATAGGTTTCATGCCAGCCAAAATGAGCTAGTACTAATTTATTATCTTCAATAAATACAAAACCAGTATGATTTTGTTCTGATGTTACCTTTTTAATTATGACTCCAAGTTGTGAGTCTTTGGGTTTATAATTAATGTCTTTAATGAGTTGAAATTTTGCATTCATTATAAAAGCTTACTCACAACTAAAATTTATATATTTAAACCGCGATCTAAGCCATACATCTCACGTTTTGGGTTTAATCCCTCATTTATAACAACGTTCTGAGTATATAAATACATTTCTTTCCACAATGAAATTTGATTTTTATAAACATTTGTTGAGCGTAATAAAGCTATGAGAGACCATGAAGTTAAACTACTTTTATTTAACTCTTGAAAAAAATTATTTAAAAACTTAAGGTCTTCAACTTGTACAGCTTGATGCATTAATACTGTCATATATGCAGAAGCCTCTCTTCCTCTATTAGTTGCTTCTAATTTATATATTTCAAAATAATGTTTTTTATCCAACCAAAAACTATTTTTAGAATCTTTAAATATCTCAGGTGAAATAATATTATCTTTACTATCAAGTCTAAGATCATATGATTGAAAAGAACCAATGACACATAAGCATAAAAAAAACGCAAGAAAATCTGATTGATTATTTAGAAAGCTTTTAAAAAAAACACGCATTGATTCAGTATGATCAATGAAATTTTCAACGCTTTTATTTACGCGATTAGCAACTCCATTATAATTAGAAACTACAGTTGTACTACGATTTATAGAATTTAGTGTATTACTCGAAAAAGAAGGTAAACTTAATGAGCTTGAATAGGTATCAACTAACATAAGTACCTCCATTTCTTATTAATTTTTTTACTGAATCTTGTAATAATGGAATGAATTTTAAGAAATCTAATTCAGATCTATGAGAAGCATCTGTATTAACATCTATATTCATTAGAATATTTTTTTGCACTTTAGCCTTGGGAATTCCTATATTAGGATCAATCACCAATGACATTTTCTGACCATTAGAATACTGAACAACCTGATTAATTTTAATATTGTCAATAAAATATGATTTATTAGTTCTATAACTAATTTCTTCTAAATCCTCCTGCATGTTATTTAAATAAGAAACATTACTTCTTAACAAATCACAACCTATTTTTTCATTATCAACAGGTATACTAAGCTCAACAACATTACCAATACGAATAATCTTTTCATTGAGCTGATCAAAAAATACGCTAATTTTTTCGTAAAAAAAATCTACCTCTTTGATTATTTCATTGAAAGTATAAAAATTTTCATCTCTTTCAAATACTAATTGTAAATCAATTAAGCTTTGATCTTTTAAATAAACCAAATTAAATTGCTTATTACTATCAAGATTAGTAATTTCAACATATTGAATCAAACGTCCATTTTCTTCCGATTGGGTCATTTCATTAGAAATTTCAAGCCCAGTTATATTTTTCGACCATTCTTTTTTCTTAAAATTAATTTCTCCGTTAAAGAATAATACAGTACGGATACTATCAATTTGCCATTTAAATTCAGTCATGGTATGCCTAATATGATTTATATAGAATTAATCAAGGTTTGTTATACAAGTCTATTGAACAAATATATGCAATTATTACGGATGAATACACATATTTGAGGAGACTATAATCTTTATAGTTAACACTAGATTTAATTTTCCCAAGGCTATACACTCCAGAGACGAAAACACCTTCTTACTAATTAATAAGAAGGTCTCTTAGCGCGAATATTACGTTGAAATTACTACCGAAGTCAATATCGTAGTTCCGATAAGTAGTCAAGCCAGAAACTTTCATAATCTGTCTAATTCTATTACTTTAGAAAAACTACACGCCAAATAACGTCGTCTTGATAAACGTTTAAATATCTTAAATATATGAAACAAAGTGTATCGAAAGTCAGAAACACTTTGTACATATCGTTAGAAAGCAAGTCGAATACAGCGTATAGGTAGTGAAATGCCCCCCCCGTTCGGCGGCCTCACATAGTTAACGGTTACGCCTTACAGTGGTATTCTCAGTCAAAGATCGACTAATAGTTGAGTTTGGATTACCAATTTGATCACTTACAAGCTTCGGTACCGTTCTTGGAAGCTGCTTATCCAGTTCATCTTTAACAATGATCCGGACTGTTTGCTCGTCTAATTGTTCAGCTTCAACTGTTGCTCCACTCACCTGATTAATCACTTCAATTTTGAAATTGATTGTCGGTGAAGCAGGCTCTATTGAAGGCATAATCTCAGCTTGAGGTCGAGCAGCTTGACCCATCGTGAAATCTTGAACATCCTCAAGATTTGATCGATCCTGAACAAAACCATTTGATGAGAAGTAGACCTTGCCATCATGGAATAAGTCAGAATTTGCCGAAGACGCCAACTTAGGTGTGTCTCTATTACCTTTATAGATAATCTGAGTATCTTGAACCGGTTGATTAAAGATGTCAGCTTGCTTTTGGCTTTCTATAAAGGCATTAGAACTCATCAATGCACGGCGCATGACACTATCAGCCGAGGCATTGTTATTGAGAAAAGCTTCAGGGTTTGCACTCTTACGCATTTTCTCAACTAAACCAACTCCCCCCCAGCGTTTAATGTCTTCTTGGGACCAGACCACCTCTCCTTTATGGACAATACCAGCAGGCTGATATTTCCCACCAGATCCAGTGTAACCACCGTCAGAGAAGCCGGCTATAGTTTGTCCAGCGATCAGACCAACATTCGCCATCCCCATCCCAAGCACAAGGTTGGCTGCTGTTGATTTGCTAATTACATCCAAATACCACGGACTTGCTAGAATCTGGTTATACGCCTGTAACGCGCTAATTGTGGCTGAGCCAATTGCGAATGCTTGCTGTGCTATATACATGCCCTTGTATATACCAGATTGCTCGCCTGCTGCATTTTTAACAATTCCAGTCATATTTGACCAGTAGCCACTAAGCTGACTTGTTAAGCTATCAAGTTGCCCCAATTGGGTTTCAAAAAGTGAGCTATTCAGGTCCCGTTCATCTTGAGCATATTTTTCATCCAGTGCTTTTCTGGATTGTAAATATTGCTCTCGCGCTGCCAATAATTGCGAGCTCCTCTGTTCCTCATCAGCAATTAGATTGATACCATTAGTTTGGTCTATATATGTATTTAATAGCCCTCCTGCATCAGTTGAATACCGATTTTGCAAATCCCATTGAGCATACCCTCGCGGGTCATTTTGTTGAAATACTTGTTGTGAAGCATTAAAACCGCTCTGAAAAACCTTATCCGATGCGCTATCTAAAGTCTGAAATTGCCCCATATTATTAGCGCTAAGCAACCCAGCTTTTCGCTTCTCATCTGCAACTTTTTTAATCTCATCCAGCTCAATCTGATATCGCCTTATTGCCAGCTCAGTTTCACCCATGTATGAGCTTTTCGCCTCAAGTAACTGTTTTTCGCGAGTCGATTGTATAAGCTCAAGTTCTTGCTGTTTTTGCTGTTCCAGGCCATCTAAAGCAACCTTTCTTTGATCTTCAGAGAGTTTGCCTTCAGCAACTAATCGCAAAGAATTGGTTTTATATGTGTAATCAAGTTTTTGTTCTTCAGTCCACTTATAACCATTTACTTCAAAATCTTGCTGAAGTTTGGCGAGTTCATCTTGAGCTTTATATCGCTCTTTGATTTTAGGAATTAAGGCTGTTTGACCCGTTTGTTGCGCAAGGTTAATTTCTTCGTTACGAGCCTTGGTTCGCTTCGCTTGCTCCTCCTCATATTGCTCTTGAAGGTTTAGACCTTGCTTAACTAACTCTAAACGTGCCTTGATTTGCTCTCCATAGGCTCTATCGCTATCACCATCGGATAAACCGCCTTTGCCAACACCACCAGCAATGATATCGGAATACCTTGAAACCTTAGCTACATACTGCGAAACCTCCTTATTTCGCTCTGCACTGCCTTTAACCTTGCCAGTTTTAGTAAACTGTCTTGCTCCACCCTCACCTGCATTATGGGAAAGTATTGCCTGAGCCAAGTCACCTGTTTTTTCATAAACCTTGGCGATATTATCAATTACAATTTTGCCCGACTTTTCCAAGTCATAACTATCAGCAACAGACATATTGTTCTGTTTACGATAACCACTGGTTGTTTGAAAATATCCTATTGCACCAGTATGACTCTTAGCTTCTCGAATACCTTTAGATTCTTGAGCCAATAAGCCTGCAATTACACTTGATGGTATCCCTTTGCTTTCAGCATATTTACCTAAACCACTCGATTCAATTAAAGCAGCAGATCGCTTGGCTACTTCCAATTCAGCTTGTGTGATTTTAAGTTTTTTCTCACTTTCCTTGGTTTGCTTTCTTTTAGCTTCAGTTAATTTATCTTCTCGCTCCTGTTGTTCTTCGATGATCTTGAGATTTCTAAGTGCGCTATCAATTTCATCTTTAGACAAAATTGCACTCATTCCTTTTGCTTTTTGCAGTTCTAAAATGGCATTAGCTTGAGCAACAGTGTAACCTTTATCAAGCCAACCTGATTTATAGATTGAATCAATAACGCTATCTTTTTGCTTGGCTTGATAATCTTGCAAAGCTTTAGTTGCCTTTTCTGCTTCAGTAGCAGTATTTCCTAAAGCATCAGCATGCTTCTGTTGCTTAATTGCCGCATTTTGTGCTTCATTACCTCCAAGTTTCACTTCAACTCTTAATAATTTAAGTTTCTCAGCTGATAAACTTGCTTTAGATGCATTGTCATCATACTGCGCAGCCTGTTTTTTCAGATTTTCATATAGATCTGTAGGCAACTTAATTTTATTTAGACGTTCAATGGCTTCTGTATAGCTGATAGTTCCAGTTCTCGCTTCTTGGGAAATTTTTTCAACCTCCCTATTTCCTCGTGCATAGTTCTCGATATCAATTAATGCAGACCCTACAGCACGCGATGATTTCTCTAATGCTTTATTTTGTGCATTAAAAGCAGTAGTTAAATCATTAACTGCTTTAGCCTTATCATTGCCAGTTAATTTTTTTAACTCCTCATCAGCTTTCTCAGCAACTTTAGCTTGTTCAGCAAGCTTTTGCTTTGCCTCCTCTGCCTTATTATTAAAATAAGAATAGGTTGCCGCTAATCCCATTACTCCTAATGTTGCAACTCCAGCCCACCCACCAATTAATCCAAACGCCCCTTTAGCTAGTCTCCCTGCAATTGAAGTTGCAGTATTTAGCTTAATTTGAGCTGCTGTTTGTGCATTTGTAGCAGCAGTTACTGCTGCCTGTGCTTGTGCGTATCGAGTTGCTGCCGCAGTTGCTCCAAATTTAGCTTGGGTTTCTGCATTTGTTGCTCGCACATTCGCGAGATGAGCTTTTGCTGCATTCAAAGCAGCGGTAGCTTCTGCATATTCTGCTTGAGCATTTAATACAGATGCTTGGCGGCTCGCTAAAGTTGAAGCCATTCCCTCTTTAATAGCAGCGCTCTTCATCAAAATTGCACGAGTGATATATCCAATACCAACTACTAAAGCCCCATCAGCAATTAAATCTAAATTACTTGCAAGAGTTTGAACTGATCCAGCTAATACCTGTGCCGCACCACTTCCCTTACCTGCTTCGCCAACAAATTTTGTGATCTCGTTGTTTAGGAGTGTGAGAGACTGCCCGATTGTTATATCAGTTTTAGCAAAAAGAGCATCAACTTCATCTTGGACATTTTTAAGTGCTTTAACGATTTCCTGTGAAGTGATTTTTCCTTCAGCAGCTACTGAACGTAATTCACCTACAGTAATACCCATACCTTTAGCAATAGCTTTTGCTAAAGCTGGTGTTTGCTCCATTACAGAATTAAGCTCTTCACCACGTAATGTGCCGCTTGCTAACGCTTGTCCGAATTGAACTAAAGCTGCATCAGCAGCTTCTGCACTTGCACCACTAATTGCTACAGCTTTAGAAACTGTTTCAGTTAAACGTGCTGTGTCATCCATTGTGAGGTTTAAAGTTTTGGCATTATCACTAAAACGCTGGTAGACCTGTAGAACAGAATCCCATGCTGAATAGGTTTTTTGAGCAATTCGGAAAGTGTCTTCCGTAGCTTTATTTAGTTCAACTTGATTATTAGTGACCAACTTAAGGCGGTTTTGTAGTCCAGTATATGTATCCATCTTTGAAATGGCAGAACTTACTGTTACTAGCCCAGCCATATACCCAGCTAGTGCTCGCGTAGCTACAGATAAGTTGTCCATAGACTTAGATGCAAACTCACCTTTACGCTCAATACTATCCAGTTCATTGCCTAGATTGCGCGCATTTCGTTCTGCATTTTTTGCATCAATTACAATGACGAGACGTGATTCTTGTGCCATCTTACTTTCCTCTAGGCAATAAAAAGCCCACTCAATGAGTGGGTTGTTAAGGTTGATTTTTGGGTTAGTGTTTTTGCTTAAGATGCGCTCTTGTTCTCGTGATATCTCAATATGCTGGCAACCTTTTGGAACAGATAGCCCACTAAGAATCCATTTAAGATTATCCCGATACCTGTAATAACCATGATTCCTGACCATACGGTCTCGGTGCCATAATAAGTTCTTGGAACTTCAACTCGGCCAAACACAAGTATAAAAATAAATCCAGATATAATACCTAGAACAATTAACCCCCATCCGATGGCATTGCAAACTTCACTTTCTTTCATTGTTTGATATTGTGGTGTGCTCATGCTGTATCTCTTCTTTAATTACCAATTCGAATTTACTTTCTGCTGAGTTTTAATCTTTTCAGCCATATCATCCGATAGAGTATTAATCTTACTAATAATCAGTGGTGTGGACTTCCTACTTTCAGTTATAGGGTAATTTTGTGCAGGCATCATTATTCCAGCACTCATGTGCGATGGAGCGCTATAGGTTAAACCATCATAACCCACGCGCATTTTCCCATCCTTAGTGTCCACTCTTACAGTAAAATCAACACGTTCGTTTCCTGTCATTGCCAAGCACTCCATGCCCGAACAAGGATATCGCATATTGCCCTTTCCAATGATAGTGCCTGATGCCTTATCTTCATATTGAATTACTGCGTTAGCAGAAGCAAAAGCTACAGCGAACCATTGTCTAGCGCCATCATAAATCTGTGCTTGGTTTAATCCATCAATTTGATAAACCTTTTCAAATTTTACAGGCTCTGAGGGTTGTTGGGGAGTTGTCGCACACCCCGCTAAGCCCAATCCAAGAAATCCCGCTAATAAAATCTTTTTCATAATGTAATCCATTTGTTATTAATCTCACACAATTTAACAAATGGACAAAATAATGTCATCAAGAACTTAAAAAGGAAGATTCTCTACTAGTCCATGTGGTCAAGCCAAAATACATCCTCAAAATTTTTACATACACCTACTTTTTTGAGTTCTTTATATATAAGTAAGGCTGTATCGATCTTGACAGAATGTCCCTGCTCGGCTCTTGTCACATAGTTTGATAGAACTCTGCTACCACTAACAAAACCACACCGCTTTGATAGCTCATAAACCGTTAAGCCTGCTTTTTCACGCAAACAAGCAACATTATTCTTTACTTCCATTGCTGCACCACAAGTTAAATTTTAGAATATTGTAGCACAATAAAAGATAATTACTATTTTTTGTGTTAGCACAACAAAAAGAATTGACACAATAAAAGATATTAAATAAGATGACTTCATCAAGGCTAAAAGCCATGAAAAAGAAAACCCCTTGCAGACGTCGAAATCAGGCAAGGGGTTTATGTCTAAACCAATGGAGATTTAAGACATGTCTAATATAGCACAAATCAACGATACCAAAATATCAATTGTTAACTTCAAATCTGTTCCAGTTGTTACTACAGCAATGCTTGCTGATTTCTATGGAACCGATACAGACAACATCAAACAAAACTATTCTCGAAATAAAGAGCGGTTTGTAGAAGGTAAACACTTCTTCAAAATTATTGGTGAAGAATTGAAAAAATTTGTAGGTGACTTAAAGTCACTTGCAAATTTCCCTGCAATTTCAAATAAAACTCGATCCCTTATCTTATGGACAGAACGCGGTGCTGCACGTCATGCCAAGATGTTAGACACAGACCAAGCATGGGAAGTTTTCGAGCAACTTGAGGATTGCTATTTTGTCCGTAAAGAGATTTTAGCCAAAACCCACAAATCAGAACGTGAACCCCTAACCAATGCTGTAAATCTTCTTGTAGCTAAAACTAAGCATTTGAATTACAGCGATGCTTATAAATTAGTTCATCAGCGTTTCAATGTTCAGCATATTGATGAAATTCCATACGATGTAATACCTGTGGCTGTGGAGTATGTTCACCACTTAATTGCTATGTACAGCAAGGCTGAAAAACAAGGTTCTTTATTTGATGAAGATCAATTTAAGCTGCTCAAGAACCTAATTGATGCAATTATTTCCCAAAACTTTGCGACTAGTCGAATCTATCGAGCAGTACATATGCTTAACAACGAGCAAGGACACTACTTAGCTGAATATGCTTTTAAAACTAATATTGCAGTTCTAAAACTTACTCGGGCAATGGATTTAAGAGGGCCACTTAATAGAAAAATCATTAGTGATGATTTAAAAACCATAAGCTACACAACAGGCAATCAACATTATAGCGACCGTTGGTTTCATCCATTGATGGAATCGGGAATGCTAGCTGGTGCTTTGCGAATTTCTGGTGGTTGGTAGTCTTCTAACAAAAAAGCCCTTCGGGGCTTTTCTCTACATAAAAACACCCTCATATTTGAGGGTAATTTAACAAGTGGTTAATAATGGCGCAATAAAAAACCATCTTCTGGTGGTTTAGACAGCTTCATCAACAATGTTATCCACTTTGTCTTCTTTTGGAAAGAAAAGCTTATGGTTGGTATTTCGGTTTTCTGCCATGAATTTTCTTGCAGTCATGTCTTTAAATTCATATGCCGACCAGACTAAACCTGCATAGAAGTCTATAAATTGTAGCTCAAGGCACTTTGAGCTATCCATTGGCATAATATTGCATGACTGGTTAACAATTTGGTTTTCAATGCTACACTCTAAAACCATCTGTTTTAAATACTCACCCATATTCCATTTCAACGAAACCCGCTCACTTCTTCTGTCAGGCATAAAATCTACATATTTATGCTTGCAGATAGTCCCAAGAAGTAAAAGTTTCACCATATAATTATAGAAAGCATTTGGGTCGTTCTTGAATCTTGCATTAACAAATTCTTTATTTGCTGTAATTGAGCGAAGTTGTATATCTGGATGGTCTTTGATAAGTTTCGCAGTCAATTTGACGAATATTTCTTTATCTTTTAGATTCAAATCAACTGATTTTAATTCATTTTTTAAAGGTCTTTTTCTTTTTTCATATAATGCTCTTACAATACGCTGAACATACTTAACCTTATTCTCAGGCAAACAGATTGCTGCTAACGTAAGCATTCGACTGGAACCACCCTTTTGATAAGGCTTTTCCATATTCCAACCTAAATCACCACTTTCATCCAAGTATATAAATGTTCGCATATTTTATTATCAAGCATTAAAAAGCCCCTAAGAAACTTAGAGGCTAGAATTCGGTGCGGCACCTAGAGGCAACGTATTTACAATACGTTTACGATTATCGCAGTGTTTATCGTACCTCAATCTAGGCGTGGTGTATTTATACCGCGCTGCGACTACATTGATAGAATATTTGATAATGACATTCCTGTCAATACAGAATCGCCTAGTCAATGTCAACCACTTGACCGTATTATGTTACATCAATCGCGTTACATCCCGTCGCTTGTTCACAGTTAAGTATCGCACGTCAGCATTTAAGTCTTCGTCGCTCGTTGCGTCGCCTTCTTATGGCACTCCTCCAAAAACAAGTTATCCAACGCAAAAATACAGTCATTAAAAATATGAGCAGCCACTGGCAAATCATTATGCTCTGCATAGACATTGATTGCCTGCTGATCTAAAGATAAAGGGATACCCTGCTCATATCGTCTGGATCTGCATATAGTGCTAAATGCCGAAAGAATGGATTCAGCCGCATAAGAATATTCTGGTGGATCCGGAATGTGGCCACCTAAGAATTTGATTTGTTCAATTTCGTGCGGCGTTTTCGACGCATACGTTTTTTGGTATTTGTAGAGCTCGATGACTTTCCCAGAATTAAAGCCTTGTCCTTGTCGGCTTCTTCTTGAATCTTCTGGGCCTGCTCTTTAATGAACAACCAGATTTGAATGCCGATATCACCCATATTCAATAATTTCGAAGCATTCTCAGGTGTATAAGGTTTTTCGGACTCCACTGTTTTACCGGCTACGATTTCGGCAAATACCACGCCCTTCCAGTCTTCAATTAAATGAGCAGCACAGGCATCCATCAACAGCTCATGGTAGAGCTTAGCGTTTTCATCTTTGACCATTACATCATAACCCTTAGAGGAGATCT